TGACTAATTTAAAGTTTTCAGATAAATTTCTATATTGAGATAAATCTGATTCAAGTCTACGAGCTTGATACATTATAAAATATAAATATTTATCATCATCATCTCCAGAACCACTTGTCATACTACCTAATATAAATCCTAATAAAGGTAATAAAACAGCTGTTAAAGCCATTTCAGTGATTGCTTTTTTAATATTTCCTTTTTGAGAATCTGATAAAGTATCCCAATATTCTTGTGATAAACTTAATTGAAGTTTTTTAATTGTTGGATATAAACCATATTTTAAAAATCTAGCAAAAGATGTATACATTCCTTCTTCATAATCTTTTAATGAATGTGAATAAGATAAATATTTATCTGGATCTTGTTGTAATTCTTCATTAGATTTAAAACTATAAGCAAATCCTCTAAATCTAGCTATTCCCATTGGAATTAAATAACGTCTAAACATTAAAAATAATTTACCCCACCAATGTCTCATAGCTTCAGGTTGCATATTAGAATCAAAATTACCCATTGTATCAAGAATTTTCTTTTTAACTAATGAATTTATATGTTCTTTACCACCCTCATGATATTTAGTAGTAAGTGTATGTGTAGTATATATTACTTTATCACTCATTTCTAACTTACCTGTTTTAGAATTTAAAGATAACATATCAATTAAAGATGCTGCTTTTTCTTTAGAATCTACAATATTACCTTCTTTATTAATAAAATCATTATTTTCATTCATAACTTTAACACTATCTAAAACTGCCATAGTTAATGTAGACTGCATCCAGTGTTCACCACCTTCATGCATAAATTGTAATTGATGCGGGTCAGCTATTGTTTTAGCTAAATTATTTTTTATAAATGCTTGATTACCTATACTAATTGTTCCAAAAGAATCAAACATTATATTTACTTGATTTGTAAATGATTTTTTAATAGGAGAACCCAAATCTCTCATATTATTACCTAAATCTCCACTATAAATTCTTTCAGCATTTTTAATATTTTTAAAATCAATTACATTTTTACTAATACCTTCAAGAAACATTTGAGCTTTACCATTAATAACGTTAGCTGTTGCAGAAAATGGATTTAAAGCTAAACTAATTTGAGCAGTAAGACCATTAGTAACTTTAATAGCTTTATTTATATCAACTGGACCTAACTTACCTGAATATTTATGAGAAATATTATAGATATTAGATTCCATTAATGAAAGAAGTCTTTTATAAGTGTTACTATCAATCCCTTCTTTAGTACTTAGCTTGTTCCTATTAGCATATTTATTTATAATAGGTAATCTAATTCCTTCAGTTCTATAATAATCTTTATCTTTAGCTATTTCTACAATTGCAGCAAGTTCCATTTCTTTTTGGTGTTTTTCATCATAATTAACACCATTAATAAACTCTAAACGCATCATTGTAAATAAATCTAATGATTGATTTTTACCATCTATTTGACCTCTGTATAAAACTCTAATGTTATATATTGGATTACCTGCTAAATCAATATTCTTTTCAGCATAATCAAATCCTATATCATCTGTTTTAATTTTGGTTAAATCAGTTACTTTATCTTTTATAGTACCTTTTACATCACCAGAAACTACTCTTTCTAAGTCAGACTTAGTTATGGAAGGTAAAGAAAGATAATTAACACCTTTATAATATTTCTTTAATGAACTTATACCAAAAGTAGCTTTATGTGAATCATTTATAATACTTTGGAATTCCTCTAATACTTCTCGTTCAGTAGCTGATAATTTTGAAAAATCATTTTTATAATTTTTAAATTGTATTTTATTAACAGCAGTTTTAGCAGCTTGATATATAGATGAATTACTTTCATTAGTTTTTTTAACTTCATTAAAGTGATCTAAAGCTTTTTGTTTATCTATTTTATCTTTTTTAGATAGATTCTCGAGTCCAAGTAACCAGCGAAGATTTTCTGGGTCATTTGCCATGGTTCTATGCTCTTTTAATCTCAAATCAAAAGCAGTTATCGGAATTATGTGGTCAAGGTGATGATCTGGTGTTGGTCTTGGACCAAGTTTATCAATAATTGCTTGAGTGAGTTCTTTTGTTATCTCACCTTTCCACGTTTTCTGAATACCATGAGCAGATATAACACGCCGAACAGCTTTTCTCAAATTGTCAGCCAAACGAAATTGTTCATTAGTTTTCCGTTGCTCTTTACGATAGTCATTTATCTTTGTTCTATTATTTTTACAATATCTTCGTTTCTGTTCCCTTGCTTTTTCAATTCCTTCTGGAGTCGAACGACGTTTCTTTGCAGATTTTCTTGCCGATTCGCGTCTCTTTTCTAATTTAACGGGATCGTTTTTAACTTGTTCGGAATATTTTTTATCGCTTTCTCGCTTCTTTTCTTTTGCTAATGGATTTGTATGATATTCATGATTATATTTTGCACGGATTTCTTGTTTATTCTTTTCATAATACTTTTTATCACTTTCCCGCTTCTTTTCTTTTGCTAATGGATCAGAATGTTGAATATCTCTTCTATTTTTATTTCGTTTTTCATTATTTTCCGGAACAGCATTATAATTTCTCATATATTCAGCCCGTTTCTTTTTATGACATTCAATACATTTTGTTTTTGTTTTCATTTCTTCTTCTGATTTTTTCGTTTCGCAAATGTTACAATACATAAATTCTCCAAATAAAAAGGGAGAGGTCTTCTGGACCCCTCCCAATATTTATGTTGTCCGAATTAGAAGATGAACTAATTCATCTTATCCTCGGATTCTACCCACGAATCCTACAGATCCAGTCGCTGTTTAATACCTTGGCTCCGGCAAAAGAGTCAATACGGTTAATGAATTCACCTGAAGTGGAAGCGAAGTCGGAAACGTAACGGATAGCAAGTCCGGTATCCATATCCTTTTCAGCGAAAGCCTTATCAGTACCTTCTGGAACTTTTAGTTCTGGAGAAGCACCACCAACAGCAGAACGGTGCCAAACAAGTCCATCCTGACCTTCTGTTCCTGAAGTTGAGTAAGCAATCAACTTTGAAGAAGTGCTGGTCAACTGAACGTTCTGGAAAGCACCATCAGCAACAAGAGCAGGAGCAAATACAACTGCCTGAGCTGAAGCTGTAGCGGAAGTAACAGCGTTAGTTACAACGAACTGCTTAAGAGTTGGAAGTTTTGCTTTGGTTAGAGGGTTAACAGCATAAGCACCAGAAAGAGTGAAAACATCACCAATATTAAGAGTTGCGCCTGCGGTGAAACCAGCAACAGAGATTGTGGAAGTTTCGGCCCAATCAGATCCGGAAGTTAGGGTGACAGTTGTTGAAGCAACGCCAGTCCAAGTTCCATCTGTGTGAGTAGGAGCGGACTGAGAGATTGCCCATTCAACGCCAGCGAATTCACCGATGCGTCCAGTTTCATACATCTTCGAAATTGCTTTTGAAGAGTTGAAAAGAGTTGACTGATAGTTAGCAAGCTTCTCGTTCTGTGATGGAGCAAGTACACCAAAAATCTGACCATCTTCTGGGCAAGCGGAGTCCTGAAGGATACGCTTGGCTTTTAGAATTGTTGCGGAGTTTAGATCAACATTGTACTGACCAACGGTATTAGCGGTTCCGTTGACAATTACGCCATAAACGTAAGCATCAAATTCAGAAACCATGTAAGACATACCAGTCTTCATGTAACGATTGTAGAAATCTTCAACCGATAGGGAGAAGTCTGCATCGCTCATGGTTAGATCCTGTCCGAAAACTTGGTCAACCGTTAGGATTACAACACGGTCAACAGCGGCAGCTGCATTGTAAGCCATTGAATTACGACGAACTGAGTTAGCGAATGGTAGACGAATAGAAACGCGATCACCAATCTTTGCGGCGGCACGACCAATTTCATTACCCCACTTCCAATCAATCTTGGAAGCAACGACAAGGGAGTTTTCATACTGCATTAGAGCTTCTTTAGTGAGCTTATCAGTATTCTTTAGAGCTGAGTTTTTACCTGCGATAGCCATTTTATAGATTCCTTACGCATATAGCGCATTATTATTCAAACTACGAACGAAGCATTTATGTTTTAATATATTTACTTCCTCGCAGATGATAATAGCTTCAATAACATCCGAGGAATCAAAAACAGCTTTTTACGATGTCTGTCATCTATTATATATTTACTATAACAAAAAAGGGGATTATTAGTCCCCTTATTTACTCAAGTATATCCTAATGATCTCAAACGTTTATATTCTGCCATACTTACATTAGCTGGAATTGTTTTATTTGAATTAGAAACATTTCCACTTGGAGTATTGGGCACTCTTACTTTAACTGGATCTGGTTTTGCTTGAATAGATTGTTTACCGGCTCTCTTAATATCTGCTTTCAATTCACCCAGAAGAGCTAATGATTCATAAACAGGACCATGCATTAACTGATTTAGAATTTCTGGAGTTGAAGCAATTTCAGCAATCAATTCTGCGGAATATTCATCTGTTACAAGTTTGGTTCTAATTAGCGGATCAATATTTGCGGCGTGATGGTTAACATAATCAACCATTTCACGAATGTCTGGAATTGAACTTTCGGCGGCAGTAATCTTTGAAGTAAAATCTGTAGCCAGTTTATTATTATATGTTTCTATTTCTTGAGCGCGGCGTCTTTCTTCAAATTGCGTTGATACTTTAGATTCCATTACAGCAGCAAGAGATTCAACCAGTTCTTCTGGAGACATCCTATCAAGATTTGCTTTAATATCATCAACAGAACCATAACGCTTAATATTTTCCTGCTTCTCAAGAAACTTTCTTATTTCTGCTTCTTTTGCTTGTAGTTGCTCTTCAAACGCTCTTGCTCTTTCTTCAGCTTCAGCTTTCTTTGCAGTAACTTCCTTAAAGCGAGAATATGGGATGGATTCCGGAATCTTGCGTTCTTTATAAGGTTTTACAACTTCCTGTTCTTGTGATTCAACCTGAGATTCTGTAGTTTCTTCAACAACAGTTTCAACAGGTTGTTCAATAAGTTCGGTATTTTCAATAATAGGTTCGGTAGTTTCAATTAAATCTGACATTTTATTGTCCTTCTATGTTAACGTCGTTTATGACGGATTATACTGATATTTACATCAAATATAAAATGTTGTTTGAGATTGCGATGCCTTCAGTTGCTCAAGCTGCAATTCAAGTTGTTTTATCATAATATTTGCTTCTGTCTGCTCTGAGGCAACATCAGCTTTGATATTTTCTTGCTCAATCTTAGTTTGCGAATCAAGCATTGCTTTCTGCATATCAAGTTCATTCTTTTCTTGTGCTTTCTGTGCATCAAGAGATAGCTTATTATATTCAAGTTGTTCTTTTGACTTTAGTGCTTCTTGAAGTTGCTGATTTTCCATCTGTTTTTGATTCAAAATCTGAGTCATTTGTTCAATCTGAGCCATTGCCTTCTGCATCTGCTGCTGCATAACCATCATTTGAGCTTGTTTATTATTTCCTTGTGCTGTTGCCTGAAGAACTTGTGGCGGCATCATTGCTTTAAGCCTATCAGATATCTCACTGGATTCGTTTATATCCAAAGCGGCTACAAGTAGGTCACCAGCAACCGGCATAAGCTGTGGATATATTCTTGCCAATTCTAATAGTTTTTCAAATGATTCTGTTTTCTGGTCTGCGTAAGATGCTCCTGTTGAGATAATAACATCATATTCTCCAGACAAATCAAATCCTTCTACTTCTCCGGTTTCTGGATTCTGCATTTGAGTCATTACAGGAACTTGTTTTGGACTATTATCATTCCCAAGAATCTGCATAATGTGTGGATAATTGTAAAGAGACGGAATCAAATCAACAATAATACGACCAATATGTTTGATTGTTGTATTAAGGTGATCTTGCCAAACAACAGTAGCAATATTTCCTTGAGACATTTGTAATTGAATTGCTTTTCCTGATTGAGACGCTGGAATATCAAGAAGAGGATCGCGAATACCAACAGCAGATCGCATATCTTGTTCAAGAGTATTTGATGCTTCAATTAAACCAGCAGGAGGATTTGGAGGATCCATTCTCTGTGGTTTTTCTTTTCCGGATTTGTAAAGAAGATATGGATAATGTGCTCTATTAGCAGTTTCCCATTGTTTTTCATATTCTCCAAGAGCTTCGTCAGCAACAAGGAATGGAGATTTAGCTGTATTAGCAATCAAATCTATTTTTTCAGATTTGATGTAGTTGTATTCTTCTTGATAAGTCTTAATATCCCGGATAAGTGACTTAAAGTGTCTCTCACCATTTACAGAAACTTCTATACCTGTGATAAATGCGAATGGGATATGTTTTCCTGAGTATTCATTCTGTCCAAATTCATTAAATGACGAATCAAGTATTTCATTTCCGGAAATTATATACCAAGCAACTGAACCATCTTCTTGTTTTTCCCAATATTCTGCGATCTGAATTGATTCTGAACAATACCATTCTCCACGATTTGCTGTAACATCTACTTGTTCTGCGTTTGGATATACTTTTGTAAACTGTTTAATTGGCATTGATTTAACATAAAATAACCAATTAGCATCTGATAAATCTGATTCTTGTGCTTCTGGATCTGGATAAACATTTGTTGGGTCTTTAATATGACGAATTACAATCTCACCACGAGAATCAATATCAACTTTAAGAACACCAATTCCACCAGCAACAGCATCTTGAAGTGCTGCGTTGTATTTTGTTTCCGCATTTGATTTAGATTGAATATTCTTTATTAGTCCATCAATAATCTTAGTTACTTCTTTATTTCCCATTCCATTAGAAATTGTTTTGATTGATGGAGTATTCTTAATAGATTGATTTACAACATAATTAACGAATACTGAGCATTTGTTATAAACTTTTGAAACTCTATTTTCAATCCGACGCTTTCGCTCTTTCTCAGAATCCCATTGACGACCAAGAAGAGAGAATTCTACATCGTCTCGGAAAGTTGTATGAATAGTTTGGAACGCATCTCTGGATGTTTCGTATTTTTCCATAATCTCATTAAAGAAGTCGTCCATTTGTTATAGTTCCTTATATATCATATTTATTTTAATCAGAATGCGCCACCATATGAGCGATATTTGTTATAATCTATTGTTATTTTTGTTGGCACTTTATACACACAAACATATCGCAATGCGTCTGCCATGTGACTATATTTGTTATGAATAGGATCTTCATACAAATCTGTCTTTGGATTGTGCTTTCGTTCATAATTCATTATTGCTTGAAGCAGTGGTTCGTTCTTTGTTTTATCAATCCAGAGATATGGGAATTTAGAGCGAACATCTTGAATACCATCTTCAATACCTGTTCTTGGTAATACTGTAATCTTTTTGTAGAAGGTTTTGAGCTTCTCTTCCATTGTATTGCCAGTTTGAAGAGAACGCTGTCCTGCGTCATGTGGAAGAATAACATGAACGTCTTCATATCCACGGTTTTTTATTTCTTGAACATACCAGTCGATAGCTACACCACTGTTTTCAAATGATTCTAAGATATGGTATTCTTTACCACATATCTGGAAAACAATAACAGACGTATTATCACCGATACCTAAGTCAAATGCTGCATATATATCATGTCCAATTTGATGACGAACGGTTGTAATACGATTTTCGTTGAATAGCTGGGAATACTCCTCGCGATAAATCATAGCCTCCAAACAATCATACGTTCCCCAAATACCGTTTATCAATGCTTCTCTATCTGCTTCATTTAATAACATAAGCTTTTCCAAGTAATCCTCCGCAAGATATGGGTTATCTGTAAGTTTGCTTTGAATGTAACGAACGGATGTTTTTAAAGTTTTTCCGTTTGGTAATTCACTTTCAATATTAAATTTTGTTGAAGAGCCATCGGTTGGTATGCGAAAGAATTCTCTTAACCATTTCCACCGGGAGGGATTAGTCGATGCTCTAAAAAAACATTGCAAACCATGAGGAGAACGAAGACGAGAAAGACAATATCTCATAACTTCATCGGTTTCGTATAGCCCGATCTCATCGATTGCTAAATATGCAGCCTCGACTCCGATCATTTTTGCTTCTGCTTGTTGTATATTTTCAAAATAATTAAATCGGATTTGCGAACCACTCGAAAATTTCCACACAAGTTCGGAATTATTAAAAATAGCGCCGGAATCAATAAGAGGATATAATTGTTTTGATTTATCTATTATATCTGCCAAATGACTATACTGCCGTCTAATCAATAAAGCACGATAATGTGACATACCTATACGTGGACCTTTTGGATCATTAAGGCCACAGGCATCCAGTAATATGGCAAAAGTTTTTCCTCCGCCTTTTTGTGCCCCCCGATTATTAAAAACCGAGGGGCCAAAAACCCACCGCGCCGCCGAACAGAACTATCTGCTCAGAAGCGCGGAGAAAATCCATTTGTTTAGGAGTCGGTTTGATTACATTAGCCATTATTTGCAAATTCTCCATGAAGTTTTTGTCTCATAGTTTTAATATATTCTTTTATTTCTTCCGGAATTTGTTATCTTGTCTTCATTCTTCATCCTTAGCTGCAATAATAACTTGAGCAAGATTACCAGACAAATTAATATCTGATTCTGTTTTTTCTCTGTAGTCTTTATTACGTCTTGATATTATCATAAAATCTGATTTTGTGATTGACTCAGCATATCTTATTTCTTCGGGAGTTTTTGGAATATTATCATAAAATCTATGCATTTCAAGTTCATCTGTTTTGCGGATAATCCGATTTGTGCGTATTTCTTTCAATCTTTCTGGATCTTTATCAAATACACATCCATACAATTCCATATTAATTAAAAGATTACCACGAAGCCAATCTCTTGTTGATGGAACAGGAATCATATCTTCGTAACATTGCCACAAAAATTGTGTAAATTCTGGATTTTCTTCATGTTTAAAGAAAAATCGCTTTACACCATTATGTTTTTCGCAATACACCGTAACATTGGGAACTGGAATGTGTCTAAAATATAAATTATCGGAAATATTATCAAAAAAATGACTTTCCCCAAAATTTAATATTGGTAGTTGTGACGGCATATCGTTATTTCTCCACTTTTAGCATTGGAGAATCGGGGCTTTCGAACTGTTTTTGCCACATTTCGATTCCGTCATTTTTCATTTTACGCGAAATAGCCTCCGAAACTGCAGCAATTGAGATAAGTGATATCTTCTTATTGTCAACATACATCGAAAAAAGCTTAGTTAGGTCAGTTAGCATAATTGGAGCAATCTCAACCTGCATTCCTTGTTCTTTTTCTATGAATTCGTTGAATAGTTTACCGATTTCTGATTTTGATTTCTTAGCCATTTGTATTTTCCTTCTTAATTACCCGCTGGTTATTGGCGGTATATACTCATATTTACTATTTTAATCTCGGTATCTCAATATGAATTATATCAATCCACCACGACGATATCAGATACCATTTATTCGGAAGTCGCTCAACGACAACCCAGCCATGATAATTGTCTTCACGAATCTCCATTCTAATTTTCATTATTCACCGTATCTTTTTAAAAATAAAATTATATCTTCTATATGGTTGATAGTCCATAACGAAATATGGCGGAAGTTTTGAATTTGGTCTTGTCTTTTTGTAGAATTCTGTCGTTCCATCAGAAGTATAGCATCCAAAAATTTTTCTGTAATATGTAAACCAAACACTCCTTCCACAGCCACGAGGAACCATCAATAATCTATCATCATCTGTAATATCCACTATCTTCAATTGTATTTTCATTAGTCTCCCCATGGTATACATATTTACCAACATACGAAAAACGCTTCTGGACTATTCGGCCCAGAAGCGTTCCAAGGAGTAGACAAAAAATGAATAGCAAAAGACATAAAGTTGGGTTGGAAAACCTCTTCAATCAAATATATTTAGCTGGTTAGAAATTGAGTTTGAGCAACCTCTTTATATTAACTTGAGCAGAGTCAATAGTAGCCCACATTATTATAAACCTTCCACCAAAAAATATATACACATCTTCGTCTGATTTATTTCGTTTTGGCATTAATTCTAATTTTAATGTAAGTTTCATAATTATTCATCTCCTTCATCATCATATCCAAATATATCATCCATAAATGAAGTTTCTTGTTGTTTTGTTTTTCTGAAAATCATTGTCTTAGGTATGCGTTCCATAGATTTAACTTCTTTTGATTCGAACAATTTAGGCATTTTAGATAAATCAATCTTAACCGAAGACTTTGGTGCCTCATTGGTGTCAGAAGACTGTATATCAATTGTGGTGGTTTGCTGGGTGGTATTATTAGCTGTTGTAACCTTCTCTAATTGAGCGAAATCCCAATCATCACCAATGTCAATAACTGGTTTCTTATTGACTATTTCGAAAATAGTTTTAGGTGTATTGGTTGGGACCGTTTGAAGAATTTTAGTGTCGTTGATTTTAGTATCGTTGATTTTAGTGTCGTTGATTTTAGTGTCGTTGATTTTAGTATCGTTGATTTTAGTATCGTTGGTTTTAGTATCGTTGATTTTAGTATCGTTGATTTTAGTATCGTTGATTTTAGTATCGTTGATTTTAGTATCGTTGGTTTTAGTATCGTTGATGATTGAAAGAACATACTCCTTAAAATCATCTTCTGTCTTGCATTTCTTACATGATTTCTTTATCTGTATAGAAGTTCCGCGATAAATCCACGCTTCCGAGCCATTATTCAACACTTTTCTAACAGATATATCATTTTTAGTCTTCATTATATCTCCTTTGGTAATATTCGCTACGCTTATGTCGCTCCGCTCCTGCTCATTTTTTAGTATCGTTTTAGTATCGTTGGTATCGAAAATCGCAGGCTTATAGTATCCTTCCTCTTCTCTTCTTTTAAGTATGCGATTTTCGACACTTAACGATACTAAACTTTGTTGGAGCGGAGCGACGTGGAGTGAAACGACACATTCTGAATATCTCTTCAGCTTTGTCTTTTGTATTGCGCCAAGTTTCTTAAATCTTGCTGCAAGTTCTTTTTCTACTTCAGCCAAATCTTGTTCAAGGAAAAGAATTGAATCGTGCTTTGTGATAACATCAATACCATTATTCTTTAGAGATTTTGCAGAATTTACAAATATGGATTGTTCAATTTTGGTAAGTTCTCTTGACAATCTTGCGATTTTTCTTAAATTATCAACCAACAGCGATAATGTCTCCCACTTACTGAACCATTTCTTTATTTTTCCAGCAGTTCCATATATTTTCTTTTTAGGTTCACAGATGAATATGTTTGTTGATTGTTTTGCTTCATTCTTTGATATTCCGCATTCATCTGCTATTATTTCATACAGATTTGTAGCATTCTTCAACATCATTTCATATTCATTCATTTCCGAATCAAACTTGTCATGTAGGCGATAATCAATCATTTGTTTGTTTTTCTTTAGAACCAATGGTAATAATGTGAAATATGTTGCGTGTTGGTCTATTTCAACAATATTCATTCCATCAATTTTTACATATGAATGGACAAATGATGACAACGAAGTTATTTTTGAATATAAGCGAGCATTTGATTTTTGTTTTCCGAAAATCTTTCCAGTCTTATTAATCAAACAAATCGATTGCCATTGATTTTTCTTATCATCTTCATCGATTTGTTTTCCGCGAGAGGTTTGGTATTCGTCATATTGATTAGACCATTCAACATAGTCTATAGCAATTGAAACATTTTTATCTGTTTGTGATTTATTTGCGCGTCTTGTTCTCTTGAAATTGTTAACATAGAATAAATTATTTGCATCTTTGTGGTTTGTTTGAAAAGAATCATCTCCCCAGTATTTCTGATTAATAACATATTCGGCAGCAGATGACCTTGTTGATTCGACAAGTTTTACTAAAATTCCATTCTTTATTAAAATTGATTCTGATTGTCTATATTTCGCAGACCAAAATTCTTTCCACACTTCTACAGAAAAATGTGTTATTTGGTCTTTATTCTTAGCAATCCTTGAACACAAAGAAGTTGCTTTTATTTTTTCCGCTTCTTTTGTAAACAACGAAAATATCTTATCAATACATTCTTTTGTAAGATTGGTTTGAAACGTGAACGTAATTTTCTTTTTCATCTTAATTCCTGTTAAATTACTGCATTGGCGTGCAGAAGACTAGTCTTATCTATATTTAGTTAAATGGCCAAAAATATTTTTCTTGATACAAAAATGCTCTCCTGGTCGCCAAACCGGAGAGCTTTTGTTTTAACAGGAGTGAAACGTTAACACTGTGTATGCGAATTGCTCGGCAACCGAGTCCAAGACCTACATCTATATTTATCTTAACCTCGGAAGAATTTTTTGTTACCTTAGAAATTCCAGAAAGATTCTTCTCGTTCCTGTTCAAGTTCTTCACAGGAGCAACGTCGCTTGATAAATTTACCATCTTTATCGCGAGGAGGTTTGGAAGAGTCTTCGTGGAAATCACAACCAGTTAGATGATGCGGATTATTCATTTGTTACTCCTTCGGCATTTTAGGAATGTCATACAAATATTCGCGGATTTCCGGTGTAAGATATTCAGGAATTATAATATCTTTCCATTGACGTTTTTTGTATCGGCTGATAATATCCACAATTTGGTCTTTTAATTTTTCATCAAAACTTATTCCTCTAATATCACAGAATTCTTTAAACATTCTGGTTTTATATTCATCTTGATTTCTAACATGTTCCGTAACTCTTTCTTTTATTGACCGCCCCGCTTCTGGTTTTGCTTTGTTACTTGTAGTATAAGCCAACCAAGTAACAAAGAATATTAAAATTGCAGTTTCCATATCGTCCTTTCTTTTTAGATTTATTACACGGCTCTTTTGCTTGCTCTGCGATAAAGTAGCTGTCTACAGCTTTCAAGCTTCTTCCATGATTGTATTAAAGAATCACTGTCATAAGATTTGTTAGCTGAATCCCAACTAATCTGTCGCATGATAAGCAAATGTCTTTCCATTGGAGTGAGGCTGTGAATGTCCATTATACAACCACCTGTTCAAATTGAGTATATCTGATAATTTCAAGCTTTCCGTTTGACAATCTGCGAGCTTTGACAACAGGAAAATCAACACAGTTAATATCTTCGTAATTCTTACTATCTGCTTTATCAAGATTATCTTCACAATACCAGCTTCCAAACTCACTGAAGAAATAATATTTGTCTACTACAGCGTTTTGTGGAAATGATTCTTGACATTCCAAAACTGAGCAATCATGAAGACACGCAATATTAAATCCGTGGTCAAACAAGATGTTGTCATTACCAACAACAAATCCAGCAATATAAGCAGAATCAATACCATTATGTTCATCAAATTCAACACTTGCTGAACAATAAACACATCCATTATCATCAGCAGGATCGTTGTGGGTTAAATCAAAATCGTGAATAACAACAGATTGGGGTTCTCTGTGTTCAGAAAGATTTATAACCAGATGCGTTTCTTTTACCAAAATAAAATTTAGGTCGTCATCTGGAAGATTATTTTCAAGAAACTTCTTAAACGACTTTTCGTATTTTGAAAAATCTTCATGGGTTGTGATTCGTAGATATTTGTATTCTGTATTCATTTCGATTCTTTCTTTTTAGATTTCGCGAGCGGCAACAGTGGCAACGACAACACGATAACCATTAGCTTTGCAAATCTTAATAATCTGATTAGTTACTTGTTTCGTTCCAGCAAGTTCACAAAACATTCGGCTATTGTCACAAGCAGGATAGAACTTAGTTTCTCCGTAGATGGTCTTCTCAGAAATGCTAATTGTCTTGTCCATTGAATAGCTCCTTAGTTTGTGCCTGCTGGGTGCCGTCCTTGCCTGATCTTAATATACCTTCCCGGCCATCCATTGTCAAGCTGGATAAAAGTTCGGTAGACAAGCGGCGATGGCTTTGGTTTCTTTTTACAATTAAATACAGCCTCTTTTACCCAAAGAAGCCATATTCCCACCAGTCTAATTAAACCAAAGCTAAATTAAATCATATTAAAAATAAAAGTTACATTTGGTTTTGCTGATGTTATAATAACAGCATGAGTCTATCAAATTTTATCAGCCAGCCAATTAAGCCAACCCAAATTAAAAAATGTAAGAAATGCGGTGAAGTGAAACCAATAACGGAGTTTCGGAAACGTGGAAACTATTATATAAACGAATGTAAGATTTGTGAAAAAGAATATAACAAAGAATATAACCAGAATAATAAAGAGACAATAAAAGAATATAAAAAAGAATATTATAACAATAATAAAGAATCTAAAAAAGAATATCAAAAAGAATATAACCAGAATAATAAAGAGACAATAAAAGAATATAAAAAAGAATATCAAAAAAATCGTCTCGCGTCAGATCCATATTTCAAATTTACCAGAAATCTAAGAACCAGAATATGTTTAGCTTTTGAATCACAATCCAAAAATGGTAAAACCAAAGCGTGTGCTGAATACGGAATAGATTTTGCAGCAATCTACGATCATGTTGGAGAAAAACCTGCAGATAACTATCATTTAGATCATATAATTCCACTGTCTGTTTTCAATCTTGATGATGCAGAACACGTTAGATTGGCTCACTTACCTGAAAATCTTCGTTGGTTACCAGGGAAAGAGAACTTAGAGAAACATGATTTTGTAGATTGGTCTCTTATAAAATCTGACCATACTCTATTAACCATTGCGTTACTAATAAATTTAAAGAAAGTCTAAATATGAAAAGAGAATACAAATCAAAAGCTTACGAGTTTAAGAAAATCCATGGTAAATCAAAAACCAAATTGGAAAATGAAATGAAACAACCAGACATCCAACCAGATATCACATACACATGGAAATTAAACAAAAATATGATAAATTTGTTTGATGAAAATGGTCAAATAGTCAGGAAATTTAAGAATCAATATGTTCAAGATGAAGATTTTATCACGAATATAAGAATTGAGATTATTTTAAGATTCGGAATTGCACCTAAGAATTTGAAAGAGAAAAATAATTATGGCACAAATAGCGAAATTACTACCAGCTGTTGAAGAACTGAAGAAATTATTTTATATTGATTCAAGTATTCCTGAAGGGATTAGATGGCGAATATCATCTGGTCGCCGAGTTAAAAAAGATTCTGCTGCTGGTTGTAAACAAAACACAGGATATTATCAAACCGGAATAAA